AGTGATGAATATATAGGGGGTATTACACCCAGAAATTTCTCTCTACATTGTACACACAAAAGAGGTTTTTAATGTGGCTACAAACAGTGAAGGAAACGGCATTGGAAGGAGACTTTTGGCTTATAATTCCGATGTATATACAATCTTCCAAAATAGGTTACCCCAACGATTGCATTTTGTACACACAACTTGTAAGATAGGGTAAATGGCAAACGAAACAGAGAGAATAGATATACGGGTAAATGACAAGACCAAAGAGAAGTGGGTTAAAGAAGCGTTTGAGCAGGGAGTAACTTTAACAGAATATATTAAAGCTCGTGTAGGAGTTGTACACACAAGAAAGAAGAAGTATAAAAAGAGATCGGTTAAGAAAGTTGTACACACAAGAATAGAATTAAAGAAGGTAGTACCTGTTATAGTAGAGCACACAGCAAAGGGAGAGGAGTTTAGGTCTTACTTTAAAAAATAGAACGATGAAATTCTCAAAAGAGAAACCACCAATATACGAACAATGTGCAGAGCAGTTTGGTGTAAAATGGAAGGACAGGGTTATATTTACCTATGGGGACACCATACATTGCAAGGTTAAGGTTAAGCCCCAGAAGATAGCACACGAGAAAACTCATATAAAACAGCAATTAGAATACGGGGTTGAGGAGTGGTGGAGGATGTACTTCTTTGACAGTAATTTTAGATTGGAGCAGGAGGTAGAAGCGTACAAAGAGGAGATTCTTTGGATAAGAGAGAATATTTGGAATATGAAAGACAGGAAAGCAAGGATAGAAAAGGTTACAAGAGATCTCTGTTCTCCGATGTATGGAAATATAGTCAATTATAAGAAAGCATTTAAATTATTAGGGTTAAACAAATGACAAACAAGATGAAGAAATGGGTCAACAGAGTAGGTGGTTACACCTCTCAGGTTTGGATAAAAAGAAAAGAAGACAGGGCAAGAGCAGTCAGGAATAAGGAGAAAAGACAGGTTAAATTAAAGGAGAAAAAATAATGCCAGAAAAGAAAAAGACAAAGTTCAGAGAATATACAGACGCCAAGGGGATAGTTAGAAAAATTCCAGTAGGAAAACCTTTTTCTGCTGATAATCCACCTAGTTCAGAGTTACAAAAGAAAGGATGGGAGCGTAAGAGGGTAAAGCAGGAGATTATGGATGAAATGACTAAATTAGACGGGCTTACTATGAAGCAATTAGAGAGGTTAAAGGATGATGTGCATAAGCATCCAGAAAAGCACACGGTTAGAGAAGCTAGGTTGATTACTTATATGACAAAGGAGAAGTTTTTGAAGGACTATTTGGATAGAAATGTAGGAAAAGCACCTCAAGATGTGGATATTACGAGTGGAGGGGAAAGTTTAGCTAAAGTTACTGTAGAACATATACATATCCTACCAGAAGCCAAAAAAGCAATAGCAAAAATACAAGAAGCGACAGCTGATAAAATAATTGAAGGGGAATTAGTAGAATAATGTCAAAAATACAGGTCACAAGAGTTTATGATCAAACAGTAAAAGCTTTTAATGACGATTTTAAGATTGTTTGTCACGAGGGAGGGTCACGATCGTCAAAAAGTTGGTCAATCATACAGTTTTTCCTTATAAAAGCATTGGCAGGGGAGGAAATCTCAGTTACTATCGTTAGAGATAAATTAACTTGGATAAAATCCACAATTTTACTAGATTTCAAGAAAATGTGTAAATTATACGGTATAGAAATCAAACCTCAAATCAATATTAACCGTGCAGAACAACTTTATGATATAAATGGATCTGAATTTGCGTTTTACGGACTAGATTATGCTGAAAAACTACACGGAAGGTCTCAGGACTGGTTTTGGATCAATGAGGTGATGGAAGTAGGACAAAAACACTTTGACCAGTTGGAAATGAGAACCAATGTTGGAGCTATTTTGGACTATAATCCCTATAATGACTTACACTGGGTCTTTGACCTACATAAAAGGGATGATGTGAAGTTTATTAAGTCCACTATGTTAGATAATGACTTCCTACCAGACCAGATTCGTAAGAAAATTCTCAGTTACAAACCCACGAAGGATAATATTAGAATGGGAACTGCCGATAATTATATGTGGCAGGTTTATGGGTTAGGAAATAAGACCAAACTTAAAGGTTCTGTATTTACTAATTGGGACACTGTTGACCGAATCCCTCTGGAAGCAAAATTCATAGGATACGGACAGGACTTCGGGTACACCAACGACCCTACCTCAGTTGTAGCCCTTTATACAATGAACAACGAACTGTATTGGGATCAACTGGTCTATCGGAAGGGTTTAACTAATCAAGATATTGTAAGTGAGTATGTAAAACTAGAAATAGGGAAACTAGAAGAAATCTTCGCTGACAGTTCTGAACCTAAAAGTATTGATGAGATTAGAAGGAATGGTTACAACATCAGAGGAGCTAAGAAGGGAGCAGATAGTATCAACTTTGGAATAGATATTTTGAAGGGATATAAAATGCACATTACAAAGAATAGCCCTGACTTAGAGAATGAGTTAAGAAAGTATAAATACCAAGAGGATAAAATTGGAAATATAATCAATAAACCCATTGACGCTTTCAATCATTGTTTTACTGGGAATACAAAAATAACTACAAATAAAGGACTGGTTAATATAAAGGACATAAAAAGGGGAGATATGGTTTTGACAAGAGGGGGCTACAGAAGGGTTCTCAAGAGATTTGATAATGGACTCAAAGAGGTGTGGACATATCGTATTGTATCTGATAATATTGAAGTAGAACTGGAAGCAACTCCAGACCATAAAATATTAACCAAAAGAGGATGGAAGCAGATATCAAAACTAGAAAAGGGAGATACGATATACCTACACAAGAGTATAGAGGAAAAAAGTATTGCAAATACAAAGGGGAGAGATACTATAGTCGTGGCACTCGTAGATTGCACGAGGTCGTTTGGGAGGACAATCACGGAGAATTACCAGAGGGTTTTGAGATACATCATAAGGATTTTAACACCGAGAACAACGAGGTTGGAAACCTTACTGTCCTCAAGGTCAAGCAACACAGAAAGCTACACCAAAGAAATCTTACAGAGGAGCAGAGGGAGCAAAGGAGAAAGAACCTTGATGAAAATGCAAGACCAGAAGCAATCAAGTGGCACAAGAGTAAGGAGGGTAGAGAATGGCACTCTCAACACGCAAAGGAGCAGTATGAAAACAGGGAATATCTTGAAAAAGTCTGCCAATTCTGTGGGAAGAAATACAAAACTAGACACACAGGAATTAGTAAGTATTGTCATCCAAACTGTAAACAAAAAGCAAGAAATAGGAGAATTAAAAAGAGTGTATGATTTAATGATTAAAGATAATCACGAATACCTAGCAAATGGAGTGCTTGTCCATAACTGCGTAGATGCGATGAGATACATAGCAGTTATGAAGTTGGGAAAGAAGCCAGAGTTACAATTCATAGCTAGGGGTCGGCTTGGTATTTAAAGATTCTTATGTTAGTATATAAATATATAAGTTCTATCGGACTAGAGATGTTTGCAGTACCAAAGGATAGTAAGCTTTCTGTTGACCTAATAGAAAGTGCGATTAAATATAACGAAGATGATAGAAAAAGGTATGACAAGTTAGAAAAATATTATATAGGAACTCACGCAATTCTTAAAAGACGCAAACCACCAACAGCTAAGAATACAAGAGTTGTTATCAATCACGCTAATTACATTACGGATACTTCTGTTGGATATTTACTTGGCAATCCCGTTGAGTATAAAGTGTCAGATGAATACGACATTGAAAAGATAGAGAACCAATATAAGAAACAAACCATATCCGATTTAGACCACGAGTTAGCTAAAGATATTTCAATCTTTGGAAGACAATACGAGTTGATTTACAATATAGAGAATGATGTAAAGAGTACGGATATAGATGTCCGAAATTGTATTTGTGTTTATGATGATACAGTAGAACACGATAAGATGTTTGGGATTCTTTATAAGATATCTGGAGAAAAAGATAAAGATTATGATGATCTTACTGTCTACGATAAGAATCTTGAGTATAACTGTGTTAATAGTGTTGGAGAAGTAGTAATCGGAACAAGTACACCACATAAATTCGGGATAGTTCCAATTATTGAATACAGAAACAACTCAGAAGAGATGGGAGATTTTGAACAAGTAATTAGTTTAATAGACGCTTATAATTTACTACAATCAGACCGTATAAATGACAAAGAGCAGTTAGTAGAAGCTATTCTAGTCGGGTATAATGTGAACCTAGAGGATGACCAGATGGAGAAGTTACTCATAAACAGAACAATGTTTGGTTTACCAGAAGATAGTAAGGTGGAATATTTAATAAAAACATTAGATGAAGGTCAGGTAGATATTTTACGCAGGACTTTAGAAGATGATATACATAAGATATCCAAAGTTCCTAATATGGCAGACGAAAACTTTGCAGGAAATTCAAGTGGAGTTGCTATTAGGTATAAATTATTGGCTTTTGAGCAGAATGTTAAGAATAAAGAGAGGTATTTTGAAAAAGGGTTGATAGAGAGGATTCAAATTTACAATAACTACCTCAGTGCTATTAGTGAGATGAAGGAAGTTCCAATTTATGAAGTAGATGCAGTCTTCAAGAGAAACTTACCTCAGAATCTATTGGAAATGAGTCAGATTATCAGTAATTTAAGAGGAGTAGTAGATGATGGAACTCTTATTGGTCAAATACCGTTTGTTGATAATGTAGAAGAGAGTCTTAAGAAAGCAACAGAGGAAGTTAAGGGGAGATCTGCTTCGGGAACTGAGAAAACTGGTGCTAATGCTTCATTAAATAATCTAAAACAGTAAGTAAATGGAGAAAATAGAAGTAATAAGAGGTGATAGTGCAACATTTGATATAACCTTTACGGATGATGATAGTGTTGCTATAGATTTAACAGACGGAACTGTGTTCTTTACGGTCAAAAGAAAAGTAACAGATACAGACGCAGAAGCAGTTATAAGTGAGGAATCAAGTGTTTTTGAAGCTCCTTTAACAGGAGTCGCTATAATATCATTAGCTCCTGCTGACACAGCAGAGTTAGAAGGGGTTTATTCTTATGATGTTCAACTTAAGGATAACGATGGTAATATATCGTCTTCGGATAAAGGAAAATTTGTAATTCTTAAGGATGTAACCATAAGAACTACATAACTCCTCCGAGGGTTTATTTAAATTTAGTTAGAAAAACATAATGGCTTTAACACAAGTTTTAGTATTGCAGGGAGTTTCTCCTACGACATTGGAAGCTGCAGATTCTCTATCATTCGCTGATGGAACATTTGATAATCCAATAACAGTTGACGCTTATAATGACTCAACTCATATAAGGTCTTCAGTAGGTGTAGATGACTCCGCGGCTAATACTCCTGTCAATAATAAGTATATTGCAGCAGGAACAGCAGATTGGGGAGACGGTACAGAGGATATTGAACTCGCTACCGATGCAGAGTGTGCATTGAAAATATCTATTGGCTATGACAGTAATGTCACAGTAACGGATATCACAATGTTCGGGTACGATGGTACAACTCCAGCAACAGCTCAAACAGAGATGACTATCCAAATGGCTGAACAAGCAGATACGGAATGGACAGCAGTAGGTGGAAGTGGAACAGCTTTAAGTATCGCAGATAGTGATACTCCAGCTACATCACACGACTTCTATGTACTAATAAGTGCAGCTCCTACAACAGTAGGTGTGAAGAGTGCAAATAAGATGAGATTTGCATTTACCTATCAGTAGCATCTAATTTTAAAAAGAGAATACATCGTAAAGATGGATTGTAATAAATATGTTAACAATAGAAAATACAGGTTCTAAATGGATCGCAGGTTTATCTAACGGCGAAACATTAGTAGAAGGAAAAGATAAAGTAGCTCACATTAAAGGAGAAGATTCTCCATGGTGGAAATTACAGAAATACATTAAAGAAAATAAACTCACTATACATTCCTTTGGAATTTGGGTGGGTGATAAACACTTCAATTTACCAAGCATTAAACCTAAGTTTGAGGGGGAAGTCCCTTTAAGTTATAATTGTTTTAGGAAGGTTGTTTCTGATGTTTTTACTGGTGAGAACGATACTCTTAAAGAGAGTTATATTTGTGCTGAAGCTATCTATAAGGACTATAAAGTCCAAGTATGGGTGGATGAGAAAGATACAAATAAAAGTTGGGTTAATTTAATAAATAAGTAAAATGGCAGATTTTCCAACAGCTAAAACAGAAGCAGTAGATAATACAACAGATGTATTAGCTAAACACATAAATAATATAGAGGATAAAGTAGGAATAGATAGCAGTGCTGATGCTGATTCCTTAGATTACAGAGTAGGAATAGTAGAGGATGCTGTTTATACGTGGAAAGGTGCTTGGGTAACTGCTACAGCGTATGTTTTAAATGATACGATTGAAGAAGATGGTTCTGGATACGTTTGTATAGAAGCTCATACCTCAGGAACATTTGCTACAGATTTAGCAGCAAGTAAATGGGAATTATACGTAACTGGAGTTGATGCAGATAGTATAGCTTCTGCTATAGTAGGAGTAGCGGGTAAAACAACACCTATAGATGCAGATACAGTACCACTAATAGATAGTGCCGACTCTAATTCACT